GAACATCTACATAAATCTGACCCAGAGAAGTACCCTAAAACGATTGATATGTATATTGACGATGCAAAGATTAAGCAACGTGAACTAGACCGTGTACTTCATGAGGATTCAGCAAATATGGTTGAAAATGTTAATAAATATATTAATGATAACAACCTATCGGTCGAAGACTCCTCATATTATTCAAAAGAACAATCTCTAAAAAAACTAGAAAAAAGCTTCGAACAAGATTTGATTGAACTTCAGAACAAAAGAGGAACTACTAATGGTTACGTAGACGATTGGGCAGGTCAGATTGGTAAAAAGATAGATGACGGTGATATAGATGACTTAGATTTTGATATAGATGACATTACGTATGACATTGCTGAGGCAGAGTATGCAGAGAATCCTTTTTATGAGTGGAACACAGGTACTGATGGACACAACTTTACTGCAACAGGTAATGAAGACATAGGGATAACAATCCGAGACCCTGATGGAGACTATCTTAATGGCGGTCAACCTGTTTATAGTATCAATGAGGCTAACGTACAAATTAGAGAATATGCTTATGATAATGACATAGGATACGGCACTGATTCACAGACTAAATACTCTGACTTTACACAAAAAGGTCTTGATGTAAATACTTACAGAGAGATTCCTATAACATCTAAGTCTTTAAGTGGTGAAGATTATAGAGGCGGACATTTTGATGAAGACAACGTAGTAGGACATTTGCGTATATCCGATAGAACTGACATAGATGGCAACAAAGTATTGTTCATTGAAGAGCTACAATCTGATTGGCATCAGTCAGGACGAAAGGGTGGTTATTCAACCAAAGAGAATGAACGCAAGATTATGAAGTTGGGAACAGAGGCTGATAACTTGAAGCGTGAGTATTCTACAAGAATGCTTGATGATAATTTTGAAAGAAAAAGACAACTAGAAATTAAAGACAGAATTAAAGAGATAGAAAAAGAAAAACTTGCCCTTATGGGAACTGTTCCTGACGCTCCTCTGAAAAATGACAAGTGGCAGGAGATGGCATTTAAGCGTGCTATGAAGATTGCTTCAGAAGGTGACTACGATAGAGTTGCTTGGACTAACTCACAACAGCAAATAGGGATATACTCAGACAGATACAGAGAGTTGTACGAAAATCTGTACGATAAGAAACTACCGGGCTTTGCTAAGAAGTTTGCTAAACAGAATCAGTCACAGACAGGTACTACAGATATTACCTTTTGGGATGACCTTAACCATAGAGGACAAGACAAATTTGACCAAACTAAAACGGTCAACTACATAGACATAACTCCTGGATTAAAAGCCAATGTTAATAAGGGTCAATCAATGTATGGAGCTACATCAGTAGCCAAGCCTAATAAGGCAGCGGTTGCTATACCTACAGGTGGTCTATTAGCAGGTGGTGCAGAATCACAAGCTGAAGAGGAAATTCCTATGAATGGCGTTCTTGATGGCGTTAAAAAACCTAAAGTAGTACGTAATGTTCGTAGTAACAATCCGGGCAACATTAAAGACTTTGGCATTAAGTGGAACGGCATGACAGGTACAGAGTCAGGTGGAACTGTAGCCGAAGGTAGCTTTGTTGTATTTGATAAGCCTGAGAACGGCATCAGAGCATTGACTAGAGACCTAACAAACAAGCGTAAGCGTGGACTTGATACAATCACTAAGATTCTTAATAAGTACGCTCCAAACGGCAAAGAGAACGACACTAAGTCATACATCAAGGACGTGGCTAGAGATGTCGGTATATCTGCTACAACCAAATTGTCTGATGAGAATATGTACAAGATGATTAAGGCTATCACTAAGCACGAAGGCGGAAAAGACTCATTAGAGCATTTCACTGATGCAATTATAAAGAAAGGCATGAAGTCTGCTTATAAGAACAGATACCAAAAATTTAATAGTAATACTCCGTCACAAAAGCAGATAAATCGTTGGCGTAAACAAGATAATTGGACAGGTAGCGAAGCAGATTATGTTGACCATATACTCAAGTACAACAATAACCCTCCAACCTCAATCAAATAGGGATATAATGAAATTATGGCTATAAACACGTACGCAACTCTTAAATCCGCAGTAGCGGACTTTCTTAATAGAGATGACTTATCATCGGCTATTGATAACTTCATTGCATTAGCTGAATCTCAGATTAACAGAGACATTCGTCATTGGAAGATGGAGAAACGCGCTAGTGGTCAACAAAGTGCTACTGATGAATATTCACAGATACCTGCTGATTGGATGGAGACTATTAGATTCCACGTCACAGACAACGGAACATCACCTCTTAACCTAATCTCTAGGTCAGCTATGGCAGACAAGAGAGCATCTAATAATGATGCTGTAGGCACACCAACACATTACACTCACGCAGACGGTCAATTTCAGTTCTACCCAACACCTTCTGCTGAAACAAACACAGAATTGCTTTACTACGCTAAGACAACAGCTCTTAGTTCAAGTAATGCTAATAATTGGCTTTTACTAGAAGCACCTGATGTGTACCTTTATGGCGCACTACTACATTCAGCACCGTATCTAGGCGAAGATGAGAGAGTTGCAATTTGGGCGCAGATGTATGGCGCTTCCGTTGCACGTTTAAACGAAGTATCTGAGAATGCTAGATTTAGTGGCTCAGGCTTAAAACTTAAAATAAGAGGACTTGGTTAAGTTCACACAGGAGAAATAAATGTCATTTACTAATTTTTTAGAAACAGAAATCCTAGACCACGTATTCGCAGGTGCGGCTTACTCAGCTCCATCAACTAAATACTTGGCTTTATACACAGCAGCACCGGGTGAGACAGGCGGTGGCACAGAAGTAGTTACTTCAGGTACAGCTTATGCTCGTCAATCAGTAGCATTTACTACAACAGGTAACACTACATCAAATACCGGAGCCGTTGAATTTCCAACAGCAACAGCATCGTTTGGTACAGTGACGCACGTAGGTGTGTTCGATGCAGCTACATCAGGTAACTTGATGGCTTTCGCTACTTTGTCGTCTTCTAAGGCGATTGATACAGGCGATGTGTTCCGTGTGCCTACAGGCGACCTAGATATTACGTTAGACTAATAAGAGGATTACCCTATGGGTACTTTTGCTTACGGTGCTAGTTATTATGGTTTAAGGTCTTTCGACCAAACGACAGGTGATGTAGAAGACGTATCGGCTACGGTTAATGCTGTCTCTAGTATTGCCAATGTAAACTATGTAGTTGCTATTGGTGCTGACGCTAGTATGTCTTCATCCTCATCTTCATCGTGTTCGGGTGAGGTTGTAATAATTGAAGAGACGGATAAGTTCTCCTATGGTTCGGGATTGTATGGTCTAAATGAATATGACCAAACAGACTTACAGACCATAATATCTGTAACATCTTCGTTTGCATCAGTAACACCGTTAGTTTATAGGCAGATACCTGTAACAATAAGCGCTACCTCTACAGTAAGCGTACTAGGTGGAATGACTCTAAATGGAGTTGCCACAACAACAACAACATCTACAGTTTCATCAGTTGGTGTTAGATACAGAGAAGGAAGTGCTATTGTCAGTGCTAGTTCTACTACTACAGTAGTTCCAACTGCAACTTATTCTGACAGTGTAAGCATAACAGCCACATCAAGTACAACCGCTAACGCAGAATCATTCTTCTTAGAGCGCTCTGATAAGTTATCTTATGGTACAGGCTTATACGGTCTAAACGAGTATGACCAAGCAGATTTACAGACTATAGTTTCTGCAACATCGGTAGCATCTACTTGTTCAGGTGAGAAGATTAATCTTGTTAGTGCCGTATCTAGTGCTAGTGCCTCTAACACAGCAATAGGCGAGAAGATTAATCTAGGCGTTGCCTCTATGACCGCTACTACTGTTGGAACAGCATCTAGTGTGTTTGTTGCATCAGGTGATGGAAGTATGACATCCACATCAGGCACTACAATAGCGTTTATTAGAAATCGTAACGCTAGTGGTATAGTAAGTAGTACATCAGGTGTAGCAACAATAGCAAGAGAGAAGTGGGAAATCGTTTCTCCTACAGGTGCTACTTGGAATACAATAGCAGAGACCTCACAAACTTGGACAGACATAGCAGCATGAGTTTAATACCATTACAGTTACCACCGGGCATTCATAGAAACGGTACAGACTTTGAATCTTCAAATAGATGGCGAGATGCTAGCTTAGTTAGATTCCATGACGGATCATTACGACCTGTCGGGGGTTGGACTACTAGAAAGGCATCAGCATTTGCCTCAGCACCTAGAGCGATGTTATCTTGGGCTGATAATTCATCAGGAACAAACCTAGTAGCAGGAGCATACAACAAACTCTATTATGTTAATGCGTCAAGCACGGTGTCCGACATTACACCGTCAGGCTTAACAGTAGGAACAGTGAGTGCGTCACAGAATTTAGGTTATGGTGGTGGTTACTATAACGCAGGTAATTATGGCAGAGCGCCAACAGGTACAGGTGTGTATGACGAAGCAACGACATGGTCATTAGATACATGGGGTGAATACTTACTTGCTTGTTCATCTAAAGACGGCAAGATATACGAGTGGCAATTAAACACAGCAGTATTACCTACAGCATTAACTAACGCACCAACAAGTAACGTCTCAATGTTAGTAACTGAAGAAAGATTTGTATTTGCATTAGGTGCAAGTGGCAATCCAAGAAAAGTTCAGTGGTGTGATAGAGAAGACAATACAGCATGGACAGCCTCAGCCACAAACGAGGCAGGTGACTTTGAGTTACAAACACAAGGTCAGATAATGTGTGGTATTCGTATGAGAGGTAGAACTCTTATTGTTACTGACCAAGATGCTCATATAGCAACATACTCAGGACCACCTTTTGTATATGGATTTGAGAGAGTTGGTACAGCGTGTGGCATTGCATCAAGAAAAGCATTAGTAGCAGTAGATGAAGGTGCTTTTTGGATGGGTAACAAAGCATTCTATACATTCGATGGTTCGATAGCAACAGAGATTAAATGCGATGTATTAGACTATGTGTTTAATGACATTAACACAAATCAGATTACTAAAACAGTAGCAGTACATAACTCACAACATGGTGAAGTATGGTGGTTCTATACATCAGAAGGCTCATCAGAAAACGATAAGTATGTGGCTTTAGATTATAAAGAAGGTCATTGGACAGTAGGTTCATTAGACCGTACAGCGTGTGTAGATAGAGGTGTGTTCTCTAACCCTATTTGGTGTGATGCTAGTGGCAACCTATACAACCAAGAGACAGGATATACACATGGTTCTGTTAAACCTTATGCTGAGTCAGGACCTATAAGTTTAGGTAATGGCGATACAGTAATGAAAGTATCTAACTTAATACCTGATGAAGAAACTCAGGGTCAAGTTAAGGTGTCGTTCAAGACAAGGTTCTATCCTAACTCAACAGAAACAACACACGGACCGTACACATTATCGAACCCTACAGATGTTAGATTTACAGGTAGGCAAGTAAGACTAAAAGTAGAAGGCGTAGGCAATACTAATTGGCGTTCAGGTGTGATGAGAATTGAAGCAAGACCAGGCGGTAAAAGATGATTAACCCTCCTGCACCTTCAGGAACAGAATGGAAGACTTGGGGTGAACGTCTTGTCTCTTATTTATCTACTAACAAAGATAAGTTGAGATATATAACGTCAGGTGAGTCTGCATCAGAAGATGGCATCCTTATGTGGGATAGAGCGCAAGGCACATTGGTTGTGTCGAAGAACGGAGCTTGGGTTAAGGTGAAACTAGACCCATGAACATTAAATCTGACTTAATAAGATGTAGAGAGTGGATTCAGTCTGCGTTAGATAAAGGTGGAGACACTCACTCGTTTATTGATGTAGTAGACGGTGTGATGAGTGGTCACATGCAACTATGGTCAGGCGAAAAAGGCTGTGCTGTAACGGAAATAGTCGTGTATCCTAACAAGAAAGTGCTACACGTCTTCTTGGCAGGTGGGAAACTTGAGCAAATTACTGATATGCACGATGATGCTGTAAAATGGGGTAAATCCCAAGGATGCGAAGGAATGACACTATCAGGAAGAAAGGGTTGGTTAAAAATATTAAATAAAGACGGTTGGAAAGAACAACAGGTCGTAATGGTAAAGGAGTTTTGATATGAGCGGTGGCGGTGGAAAAGGCGGAAGCCAAACACAACAGACGGAAATCCCAAAGTGGATTGAAGAGCCGTCTATTAGAAATTTAGCACGGGCAGAGACAGCACAAAAGATAGGATATATGCCATGGCAAGGTCCTGATATTGCAGCATTCAACCCGACACAGCGAATGGCAATGCAATCTAATATGGATGCAGCGTCTGCTTTCGGACTTGTTCCACAAGGCTCACAAGCTCTACAAGGACAACCCCAAGCACAAACATTCGCAGGTGGCATGCAGGGCTATAGCTCAATGCCATTATACGAGCAAGCATTAGCAGAAACACGAGCCAAGCAAGGCACTGATGTAGACCAATATAACAAACTGTTTGTTTAGGAGATAATTATGGCAGGAGCAGGTAACGTAAATACTTACGCAGCACAAGGAATGAAGGGCGCAGGTATGGGTACAGCGTCAGCAATGGGCTACGCACCTCAACAGGTACAAGCAGGTCAGTTAGCCAATACTAGCATGACTCCTTACATGAACCCTTACACTACTGACGTTATTAAAGCTAATGAGGCTGACATACTACGAGGTGGTCAATTAGGTTTAAATGAATTAGGCGCACAAGCAAATGCAGCTAAAGCATTCGGTGGCTCAAGACATGGTGTCGCAACAGGTGAAATGGGTAGAAATATTGTCCAACAACTTGCACAATCATCAGCAGGTCTAAGACAACAAGGCTTCCAACAAGCACAGCAAGCAGCACAACAAGATATTAGTGGTCGTATGCAAGCAGGGTTAGCAAATCAGCAAGCAGGATTACAAGGCGCTCAACAGAGATTAGGCGCTTCAGGTCAGTTAGCGGATATTTCTAACTTAGGCTTCGGCATGGGTCAGACTCTTACAAGCAATTTAGCCCAACAAGGCGCACAGCAACAAGCTATGCAACAAGCTCTTATTGACGCAGGTAAGCAGAACTTCGCAGGATACACAGGTCAACCTCAACAGTCTATTGGTTATGTTACTCAGGCATTGGGTGCTACACCTGTTCCACAAACTCAAACAACATCTAAGCAACCGGGTCTATTTGATTATCTGACGCTTGGTGCGAGTATAAAGACTTCAGACAAGAGATTAAAGAAGAACATCACTAAGATGGGTCAGCTTAAATCAGGCTTAAACGTCTACAAGTGGGAATGGAAAGAAGGAGCTAAAGAATTAGGCGCTGACATGAATCACACACTAGGTGTTATTGCTCAAGAAGTTAAAGAGCTATTCCCTAGTGCGGTTGTTAAGATGGACAACGGTTACTACGCTGTTAAATATGGCGAGTTGAGATAGTGAGCTACCTTGAGCAAATATTAGGTGACGCACAGCAACGTGGTGGATTGACTGATGATGAGTTCGACTCTATCTTTCAGCAGTTTATGCCTCAACAGCAAGGTCAGACTAACCTAGGAATGGGTCAACAACCTGTGCAAAGAGCT